AGCCTTAAACATTTCGTCTCTTGTTTCAAAAGTCTGCCCAGGTAATTCTTTACAGGTTATCATTTTTCTCCACTGTTTTTTGGTTCTTAAGCGCATCAATCTTAGAAGCTATCTCCTTTTTCATATCAGGATCAGTAGCCTTGTCTTTTAGCTCAGTTAGCTGCTTTATGGTTGCTTCTGTTTTCATAACTTCAATATGCCTTTATCCATTAATATTTTACGGTATTCCTCAACACTAATAGCGGTTGTATCAAGTATAGTACCGTATGTATCAACAATTGTTTGATTAGTCTTGTTTTTCTCTGCCTGTTGAGACTGAACGGCGGCAACGTGATTGTAATCTACTCCTACTTTACCATTAAATTCAGCGTTTAAAGACTTAATCAAGCTATTAGCAAGCGGTATTATCTCATTGTCGTACAAACTCGCCTCCGCTACTATTTTATTGCTGTATGTCGTTTCTTTACCGTATGGACTTAACTCAATAGGAAAGCTGTAAGCATCGTAAACAGCAAGCAAATCTGTTTCAACTATGTCAGCATACTTTACCGTTGCTAATTGGCTGCTAAGGTTAGTAGCATCTACGCCTTTAGTCGCCACAATAATAACGTTTTCCATGCCGCTATAATTTAGCTTATCCTGCATGTCGTCTTTTTGTGTGCGAACAGGAGGCTGGTTAGGTAGCTGTGGCATTATGGTTATTGGCGTATCTAAACCCTCATCCATATTGTTTCCAGTAGGCGCTTTCGGGCTTATGATAGTCTTAGCTGAATTATGCAGCTGTATGCTTTTAGCCCTTTGCGCATCGCTTATGTTATCCAATTGAGAACGTAGCGGTCTTATCCTGCTAACACCTTTTTCACTATCATGGCAACGCTTTATGTCATAGAACAGAATGAATTCTTTTTTATTTAGGCTTAGTGATTGACCCTGGTACTCAAAGTAAACCGTCTCTCCTTTTATCTCAGCACAGTCGGGGTTGATATTAATCAATTCCATACTGTCAATAAAGCCAACCGACTTGTATTTTTTCCATATTAAAGTCCAACCGGCGCTTAGTATAAATATAGCAAACTCTTTTAAGAACTCCTCTTTACTTTGAAATAGGTTCGGGTTATTTACCTTATCCAATAATGGTGTTGGAACCTTTCGGCTGCTATCGGTAAAGTTTGCGTTACTAAGTGATTTTGCAATCTTATCAATAACGTTGTTCAATACAAAGTGCTTCTCTTGCAGCTTTACGTATTTCTCATTTTCACGATAATATTGATGCTTACGGCTACCTATTTCAAAAACATCGTAGCTGCCATTAACTACTGTTCCGTTCACAATTTCAGTACCCGTTGGTATGCTGTTATCGTGGCTTCCTCTATATGACGGCCATGTAAACGGGTTATACCAACTCATATATTTAAACAAATTAAGCCCATACCTGAATAAACAAGTATGGGCATATATTTAATATTTTGGGTAACCTGTAGCTTCACAGATGCTTTTATTTAAGGACAGTATGCCCGTCCTATTTGTTTTATGTTAAGGCAAATGTAATGAAAAAATAATTACTTTCATTAAAATAACCCAAAAAGAGAAATCAGGGTGTATTTCGCCACAAACTTATTTTTCGATCTTTAACTGATTTTGATAATCGAGTGTTTTTGTCTTTGAAATATTCAAGTTTGTCAATATATCTTAGCAACGTATATAAAACCCTGTCTTCAATAGGTATATCAATATCTGCAATACCTCTGAAATTAAATGTTTTGGCAGGCGTAAATACATGCAATGTGTGCTTATCTATAAACTCCCATCCCTTATCCGTCCATTTCCACGCCACCTTAGCCCGTATCTTTCGTAGTAGTTTGGCTTTCATAATTCAACAGGTTTAATATATCCCCATAAATCGGGGTCGTAAGTATCTATCATTATTTCAGAAGCGTTCAAATATATTGCATCTACTATTTTTTGTAATATATCCGAATGGCTGCACATGTGAATATTAAGTAAGTTTTGTATCTCCATACATCCATCCCATTTAATAAATCCTTCACATATTTTTTCTCCAGACTCAAATTCACTAACAATAAAATCCACACTTGTTTCTTGTTGTGAAAATTCAATCTTAAAATCATAATCTTCGTTATCGTAAATCATTCAGCTATATATATCCGATTATCCCTTTCAGTATATACCGTTTTCCCGTCATGCACAGTATCTTCTAAAACCTTGTCTTGTGAGGGTTTAGCATCTGTTTTAACTGCATAGTGTATTTGACACCCAGCAATTATGACGTGATTATTTTCTGTTCCTATTTTAGCGAACCAGTTAGCGCTTCTATAATTAGTTTTTACTCCTAAAAAAGAATCGCTTAAAATTTCTACATTTCCCCACACTCCTTTGTACTGTTTACCGTCGGGAGCTAAAAACCAGTTATCAGTGGTTATTAAGTATTTTTCCATAATATAAAAACAAACCCCTAATAAGGCTACGACACACTTAAAAGGGGTAATTGTTAGGTTCTTAATTCAGGTCGTAGTCTGAGCCGCTAAGATAATAATAAATATCTGTAATTAGTATAAATGTAGCGGATTAATTCTGTGAAACTATCCTCAGCATCATCGTGCCCATCTGCTGCTTTACCTGTTTTAGGGTATGACTGTATGTGCTTGAAGGCAGCACGGTACTGGGGGTTAGTATGTGTGTCAGGGTTAACAAAATAAAAATTGTTAGCAAACTGGGCAAACGAAGTTATCCTGTGGTCTTTATTACCTGTATTAGTATAACCTTTAACGCTAATACCCATCGCATGAAGCATAGTAATATATACGCTGCCTTGGTTATTAGCTTCCATCATGTTAGTGCGGCTAGCGTGAACCTGTACTTTTGACTGATAAAGCAAATTCGTAACCGCGCTACCCTCTTGCGTATAAATAGCATCGAAGACGTATATTTTACCTTGGTTAATTTCTGCAAACCATGTGCTGAAGTAATCGCTGCCGGTATCAGCAACATCGGTAAAGCTTAACCTTATCGCTTCTACCCTACTCTCAGGCAAACTATCTACCACATTCAACACGGGATAAAGTAACCCATCTACCGTTTGGCTTACCTGGTTAAACTGAATGTTATAGGCTATATCGCTAATTGGTTTATTCTCGTCAGTAAGTCCTTTTTTTACATCTTCTAATATTTTACGGCTTAGCCTGTTTGGATCAAGTAATCCATCTACATAAAATTGCCTTAATGCAGGGGGATTTATATTGTTGTGTATATCTTCAGCCGGTAAACAAACATAGTCTACATCACTTAGTGTTTTCAAAGCATGGCTAACGGTATCAAAACTGCTCAGCTTCTGCATACCTAATATGTAAACTGTCTTGCTTTTGTTTTTCTTACGGGTCTGCAAAGATGTAAATCCATTAATACATTGCAGGGATTCTGATGGGCTTTGTGCTGTTTGGTAGTCCATAGGGTCATCATCGCTTAAAACGTCTGCATGCTTGCCTGTATTACTTCCGCGAGTGGTAAGAGAATATCGCATACCACCTGCTGTACTACCATAAAATACTTTTGCACTTACATCAGGGCGTATTCTCGTTTTGGGAAAGTATAATTTGTACTTATCTGAATTTATTATATCCTGAGTCCGCATACTAAACTCAGTAGCATTCTTACTGTCTATAGTATTGCTTATCCAAGTCTTACTGGCATCAATACTCCAAAGCCATGCCGGTGCCATCCTACTTAGAATTGTAGTCTTTGAAGTTCCTGGAGGAATAGTATAAACTAAGTTTTTTGAAATGTGTTCTGTTATACCTTCATACCATTTATTGGGAGCAATGTGCGGTGGTCGTTCTAAAACGTATTTATCCAATACCAACTGTATCTTGTCACATAAAAACTCAATATGCCAGTTATGCTCGTAATCAGTTGTATTTATTGTTGACCAGAATTCTTTAAGGAAATAAAACAAACTACGTTTACATCGTTCTGCCTTTATTTCTGATAGGTTAGGTAATCTAATCTGTGCCATCCGCAGCGGCTTCAAGTTCGGCTAAGGCAGCATCGGAAAGCTTTGACAAATTGACCGTAACATTTGCGCCTTTTAGCTGCTCATTGTTTTTCTCATACCCTCCAAAATGCTTCATAAGCTTCTCTACTGAGTCGAGTTTGTTGTAGGTTCTTATCTTCTTAGAATAGCCTTTAAAAACTTTTTCTCCTTCAATAAAATCAAACAATTCATCAGTATCTAACTGGCTTATCATTTGCCTTGCTGCTAATGGCATTTGTCTCAAAGGCAACAGCTTTCCATCCTCATCATACAAATCAGCTATATCAAATCTAACCATACCAGCAAGAGTTTGTATTAGCTCGTCAACAGTTATTTTGTTTCGTTCATAAGTTTCCTTCTGAAGTTCTTTAATCCTTTGGGTAATCTTTGGGTCTGAATGTAGTTTAGAAGCCTCGCAGTAAACAGTGTTAACGTTCATTGACTCGGCATCATATGCTAATCTATAGGCGGTAGATTGGCTACCACTTACAATGTAGTTTTGACAATACGATTCTTGTTTCTCTGTTAGATTAGCCATAGACCCCAAACTTACAAAATCTTTTCCAATTTCAAAAACTTTTCTTTATCATCGTAATACAGCCACGCTTTACTCATGTCGTCCTGAAATTCTACGAGAGTACGCCAATGGCTAATCCAGTTTGTTTGGGGTAGCTGTTCTATCGCTACAAGCCTGTAGACGCGTCCTGATGGCGCTGTGTGCATGATGGTTGGGTTTGTTACCATAGCGTAACCTGTGCTTGATGCTGTTTAAGGCGTTTTAAGGCAGCATCATAATAATCTTTATCAAGTTCACATGCAGTAAGGTCAAAACCCAAATTATGGCATGCTATAGCTATTGAGCCACTTCCGAGGTGTGTGTCGAGTATTGTTTGCCCCGGCTTAGCGTAATTCATAAGCAACCATTCGTAAAGCTTAACTGGTTTTTGGGTGGGATGTATGCGTACTTCTTTATTTTTCATGTCGTGCTGTATCATCCCATGCCATGCAATAGAAACGGATTTAATACTATTTAGCATAGAACAATATGCTAACTCCCCATCAGAGTATGTTGGCATTGTTACACATTTATCCCAATATATCCTACCGCCGCTTAAAAAATTGTATGGATAATAGTTAACACCCCAAATTATTTGGTTTTTGCTAACTCTAAATATCTCTTTAAAATATTCTTCATTAGGAACGTTTGAGTCCCACAATTGAGAACCGTATTTTTTTGACTTTGATGCTGACTTTTTGGATTGCTTAGTGTATTTGTTATTTTTAACGTCTGCATCTATCCCATAAGGCGGATCAACAATTGCCAAATCAAAATATTTGTCAGGGTACCGCGCCATAAGCGACATATTATCTTCGTTTGTTATTTGTATACTCATAATATTCTTCTGTATTCAATTTCTCGATTATTTTTAACTGCATCATCAATCCCGTATTGCATGCCATTGGATATACCTAAGTCGATATATACTACTGTTTTTTCAGCAACTTTACGCCAGCTTAATCCAGCATCAATACCTAATTTACGCTCATTTGGTATAGTGTCATCTAAAACCTGTGTATAAAGCAAATGGCTAACCATTGGCGCTTCACCTCGTTTAAGGCTATCTAACATACATTTCCTCGCGTATTCTGTATTTGCCTCTACATTGCCGGCAAACGGGCTTTCTAAGATTGTAATTTGCATAGTATATATTCTTTAAACTCCTCTAAACTTCTGATTATTTTATATTCAAATCCGAGTGCCTGTACTGTGGATTGGAATTTACGCTGCACATCTGACTGCACACCATTCGGCAACTTAAATTCTATGAATAGTAATCTACCATATCTATCATTAGGCAATGGGGGCATACACACTAAAAAGTCGGCTACACCTGGGCGCAATCCTGTTGCTTGTAGCTTTTTTGCCTCTACGGGGTTACGTGTACCGCCGTTTGGCACTGAGAAGCACGTTAGCCTTGGGGTGTGATGAGCGAGGCAATAGGTATTATTTATCCATAAATACGCCTCCGACTGTAGGTTATCCTCTGTGTATTGTTTCATTTAGGTAACTATTATATTTTTAAAGTATTGATTTTCAAGCTTGTTACTAAAAAGGCTGTTACCTGTAGTGTTTCAAGACTATTACCAACCAATAATTGTTTTTTATTATTTAATTTTATTTACTTAATATTTATTATCTTTAATATTAAAAGGTAACAAGGTAACAAGTTGATTAACTAATTGATTTTTAGATTTTTAAGTGGGACTTTTTACTGGTAGCAATAACGTAGCAAGTAGCAGGCTAAAAAGGCACTGTATCATCATCTAATCCTTGTTTTGGCACATATAAAAGGAAACTTTTCTTTTGTTCCGTGGCGCTTACCCTATAATTTTTATACTCCATTTTGTTTTTTATGAAAACATCCTTCATATCATATTTAGTGATACTTAGCTTAGGGTATAATGTTTGCATACGCGTAATTATTTCTCCCTGATTAAGGTTAACCTCATTTACATATATGCTTTCTTCCTTAAGCCTGAAGTGTTTAAAGAAAAGCTCTTCTACAGGCAACACTACCTGATTTATTTCACTATTATCTCTAAGGTACTGTATATCTTCCTCTGTACGTATCATCCAGTTAAAACCTGACCTTAATAGATTATAAGCCTCTATAA